CGCTACCCTCTCCTGGGTGCTATTAGTAGATGGAGTGCCTCTGACGAAGCAGTGGCCGAGTATATCAACGCAATCGATCAAGTAAAAGGAATTTAAAATGAGCTATCCGTTTCTGATTCAAGGTAGTAACATTACCGTAATCATCGGCAACACGCCACATACAATCTCTAAGACCCATATCACTTATGAGCGGGTCAAAGAGGCTATCAAAGCAGGAGACTGGGAAACAGTCAAAGATATCATCGAACCTAAAAAGATGGTATTGAACTACGGTAAGGGTCATGTCTCTATCAAGGGCGAAACACTCTACTGGAAGGACAAAGAACTTCACAGTTCATTGGCTACTCGTATGATTGCCATGCTTCAAGAGGGTTTCCCTATTGAGCCAATGGTAGCGTTCATGGAAAACTTGATGGCTAACCCTTCTCGTCAAGCTGTGAACGAATTGTACGGCTTCCTCGAAAAGAACAACTTGCCAATCACACCAGATGGTCACTTCCTAGCATACAAGCGAGTTCGTGAGGACTACCTTGATTGTCACAGTGGCACTATGGATAACTCTATTGGCCGTATTGTAGAGATGGAGCGTAACGAAGTTGACGACAACCGCAACAACACTTGTTCGGCAGGTCTACACTTCTGCTCACACTCTTACTTGGCACACTTTAGTGGTGCTCGTACCGTGATTGTAAAAATCAACCCACGTGACGTTGTGAGTATTCCGTCGGACTACAACGATGCTAAAGGTCGTGCTTGCCGCTACGAAGTTATCGGTGAAGTTGGTGTAAACCCCCAAGACGAGGCCGAGTTCACTCAGCCAGTTCAGTCAAATGCTACCAGCGCACAGGCAGTCAACCCAACGACTAATTTCCCTGGCTACGGTGCTGTACCGCCAACTCTTACACAAGTAGTGCCACAGTTCAACTGGCCACAGGCTCCTACTAATCCGTGAGGATTGAAATACCACCCTAGGGTGGTATTTCTTTATCCATTTCCTATCGACAAAAAGTTTTGATTCTGCTACAATAAGATAAATAAAATACAAGCAACGAGATAGACTCCGCGCTGACATTATTGAAAGGATTTTTCAATGTCAAAAAAGTACAACACCCTGGTCCTAATCGGACGCTTTCAACCGCTACACATCGCCCACCTTGAAATTATCAAGCGTTCGACAGCCTTATGCGACCGACTTGTAATTATTACGGGCAGTGCCGCACAGCCGCGCACCTACAAAAACCCATTTACATCCGACGAGCGTCATCGCATGATTAAGGCTGCTACCGCTGGTCTATCGATTCAAGTAACAGTCGAATCAAATACAGACACTATCTACAATGACCAAGCCTGGGCAGTCCGTGTTCAAGGTCTTGTTGCTAAACACACCCAACCCGGTGATCGAATCGGCATCATCGGTCACAAAAAAGATGACTCTTCTTTTTATCTCGATATGTTCCCGCAGTGGGGTTATGAAGATGTAGAACTGATCGAGTTCCTAAGTGCGGTTGATATTCGTGACCTGTACTTCCGTGAAATCGCTAACTACAAATTCCTTAAAGGTGTAGTCCCAGAATCTACTTACGAATTCTTGCTTGGCTTTGCTAACACCGAGGAGTATCGTCAAATCATCCGTGAGCGTGAGTTCGTTGAAACTTACAAGAAACAATACGCATCCTTACCATACCCACCTATCTTTTCTACTGCTGATAGCGTAGTTATTTGTAGTGGTCACGTGCTAATGATTCGTCGTCGTGCTGAACCTGGTCGTGGCTTATGGGCACTGCCTGGTGGTTATGTTAACGCCCATACTGATAAGAGTGTAGAAGATGCCGCAATCCGTGAACTCCGTGAAGAAACTGGAATTAAAGTCCCTGCTCCTGTACTGCGTGGTAGTATTGTCCGCAGTCGGGTGTTCGACGCTATTGATCGTAGCCCCCGCGGAAGGATCATTACTCATGCCTTTCATATTCAACTGCCTGATGGTGAGTTGCCTCGTGTAAAGGGTGGTGATGACGCTGACCGGGCACGTTGGGTACCAATCGCAGAGGTTCGTAGTGACCAATGCTTTGAGGACCATCACGAAATACTGACGTGGGCGATTGGAGGTTAATATGACTAAACTGAATGAATATAATGATAGTCCTAAGTGGATTAATGAATTGACAAAAGAACAACAATACGAATGGTATGTTCGTATCAAAGAGTCACTTCCTATTTGGAGACAAATGAGAAGTGATATTACAGAATTGGAACAAGCAATCAAAGATTATGAAATTAGGAATAATATTCTATGAGGATTGTCGAAGTTACCAATCAGGCAAGAAAAGTCATCAAGAATATACAAAACTTATATATTTCATACACGGTGAATCATCAAAAATATGGTGAATTATTGAACACATTGAATAATATCAACTCTCTTGATAAGGATGTTATTAGAGAAGTGTCTTTAATCAAGGAAAAGTTATTTAATGAAATGATTGACTTACTCAGGAAATAAAATGCTTAAACACACAAAAGGTAATCTACTCGACCTAGCAGAAGCAGGCGAGTTCGACATTATTGTACAGGGCTGTAACTGCTGGAACACTATGGGCGGCGGCATTGCTCGTGAAATTCGTGAGCGTTATCCTCAGGCAATGTTAGCCGATAACGAAACCGTTAAGGGTGACTACCTCAAACTTGGCAACTGGACAGAGGCACGTGCCCATGTTGCCGGCTTTACAATCATCAATGCTTACACTCAGTACAATATGAGTCAGGGCACCGATGTATTTGAATACACCGCATTTGAACTAATTCTTCAAAAGTTGTATCACACGTACGGCGATAAACGGATCGGCCTGCCCTATATTGGCATGGGACTTGCCGGCGGCCACCGTGATACGATTATGGAGCAAATCGAATACTTTGCTGAACGGGTAACAACTAAGGGCGGCACGGTAACTCTGGTCGAATTTGGAGGTTAATATGGCGCAGTATACTATAAAAGACGATGGTAAAGCCAGCCAAATGATGTGGGACGCGGGACTAGGTGGCGGAGGACCGTGGGTACATTGCAGTTGCGGTAAGGACCACAGTGTTCCTTGCGAGGGCGAGGACGATTACGATTCTAATGATTGTTTTGAATACATTGAGTTAGACGGGCAGTTGTTTGTCTATGGCTGTGAGGGTTGCGAGAAAAAACTTTTGAAATACGAAAACTTTATTTGGCAGAACCGTAACAACATTCGTCGTTATCTTAAGATTAGGATCGACCAGGAAAAGGCTTGGGCTGACCAAGAACATTTGTTAAACATTTTAGCAGATATTAAATAAAGTATCTAACATGAACAAGATATCGTCATCATATCTAATACGCAAAAGTCTGTATCCATTCTTTTTAGCGTATTCTGTTTTGAGTCGGTCTCTTGTTTGTGTCAGTAACAGTTGGTCTTCTTTAGTTATCAGTTTAGAAAAGGAGATTGGGTTATAGTGATATTCACCGTCAAACTCTATTAAGAGGTTTTTCTCGGGAATGTAGAAGTCATACTTCAAGCGACCATTTTTAGATTTATAATATAGGTCAGGGAATGATTTCTGAAACTCAAAATGAATGTTATGTTTAGTAAGCCAGTCATAAATTTTAACTTCACCTTTACTGGGATTACTGTTGAAGCAGGACGGACAACCAACGCCATTGCTCCAGTGGTTAGCAGGACTGATACTAAAATCACCGTGAGTGGCACAAGTAACATTAACCTTTTTGTGAGCACCTTGGTAAACTACATTATCGTAAGTGTATCTGTTATTATGAATTTCATTGGCTTTAGTAACAAATTCATCTTTGGACAAGGTAGTTTTGGAATTAGTAGTAAGTCTACCACATTCAGGACAGCCCGATTTATTGATAATATGTGCCCGACGAAGTTGCTGAAAATTACCATGAATAGGACATATGATTGTTAACTTTGAATCAGTTATGTTAACAAGTGAATAATCATATTTGTTATTATGAATTCTATGACCATCTTTGATAAAGTTCTCAAGTTTCTCGGTAGCGGTAAATCCTCTTCCACGGCATTTTGGGCACCCGTATCCGGTAAGATGGTTGTTAGGAGTGACCAAAAAGTCTCCGTGTTCCCTACAGGTAACGGTAACTTTGGTCTTAGCGGTACGGTAGTCAACTTTGGAATAGTCAAATTTGCCACCGTGAATTTTCTTGGCTTTATCCAAAAATACTTGATTTTTATTCGTAGTCATTGTATAATATCTCTATGTAACAACAGTATTTATGCCAAGTTACAAAAAAGTCCCCGAGATAGACTTAGGGCAATTTAACTTAAAAGGAACTTTTAAAATGAAACTCTCACACAACATCATTCTCAACACGGATTCATATAAAGTAAGTATGAATCGTCAATACCCAGCCGGTACTACTGGTGTGTATTCGTATATTGAATCTCGTGGCGGCCGATACGATCAAACTGTATTCTTCGGTCTACAAGCCTTCATTAAGGAATATTTACTTGAGCCAATCACACAAGCCGATATTGATATTGCGGACACAATTCTCACTGCTCACGGCGAACCCTTCAACCGTGTGGGATGGGAGTACATTCTACAAGCACACGGTGGTTACCTCCCTGTCGTTATACGTGCTGTGCCTGAAGGCACAGTGGTACCTGTTAAAAACGTTTTGGCAACTATTGAGAACACAGACCCTAAGTGCTACTGGCTTACCACTTACTTGGAAACTGCTCTACTACGTGCCGTCTGGTACCCAACTACTGTTGCTACTCAGTCTTGGACCATTCGCAAAATAATTCTTGACTACTTGGAGAAAACTGGTGACCCTTCCCTTATTGATTTTAAGTTGCACGATTTCGGTGCTCGTGGTGTTTCTAGCCTGGAGTCAGCGGCTATTGGAGGCGCGGCACACTTGGTTAACTTCATGGGTAGCGATACTGTTTCTGGTGTGTTGTATGCTCGTGAATACTATGATGCTGGGGTTAGCGGTTTTTCTATCCCAGCCGCCGAACACTCAACAATTACTAGCTGGTCTCGTGATGGTGAAGTAGATGCTTATCGTAATATGCTTACTCAGTTTGCCCGGCCTGGTAGTATCGTTGCTGTTGTCAGTGACAGTTATGACATTTATAAGGCCGCTGGAGAACTATGGGGAGAAGAACTTCGTCAAGCGGTTATTGATAGCGGCGCCACTGTTGTCATTCGTCCTGACAGTGGCGATCCTGTTGAAGTTAACCGCAAGTTGATCCAGATCCTAGGAGAGAAGTTTGGATACACTACAAACAGCAAAGGCTTCAAAGTTCTCAATAATGTTCGACTTATCCAGGGTGATGGTGTCAACGAGTTAAGCATCCGCTCTATCCTCGGAGCACTCATGGCCATGGGATGGTCGGCAGACAACATCGCATTCGGTATGGGCGGCGCACTACTTCAACAGGTAGATCGTGATACTCAAAAGTTCGCTATGAAGTGTTCTAGTGCCCAAGTCAACGGTGAATGGATCGATGTACAAAAAGATCCTACTACCGATCCTGGCAAGAAGTCTAAAGCAGGTCGTGTTGTTCTATGGGAATCTGGTGGCGAGTATCGCTCTGGTGTCGAACAACCTAAGGGCTGGACTGATCGTGGTATGCGTTGGGATGAAGTTTTACAAACTGTTTACTGTGATGGAGAACTACTCAACGAAATCACTTTTGATGAGGTTCGTGCTAACGCCAAACGATAAGTTTGGATAAACTCAAAAGAGGATCTTATTGACAAGGTCCTCTTTTTTTATTACAATAAGCCATGACTACTCAATTACTGTTACTGATTCTATTCTCAGTAAAACATTTTATCGTAGACTTCCTGCTACAGAAACCATATCAATGGATGAACAAGGGAACCTACGGACACCCTGGTGGCATCTTACACAGTGGCTTACACGGTATCGCTACTCTTGCCATATTATTCTTCTTTGTTGATCCTACTACTGCTATCGTGTGTGGTTTGATTGATTCGGTTGTTCACTATCATATTGACTGGGCAAAGATGAATCTAAATACACGAATGGGTTGGACTGCTACAACACACGAAGAGTTTTGGTTTTTGTTGGGTCTAGACCAACTATTACACAGTCTCACGTATGTATTCATTATCTGGAGTATCAATGTCTAAAATGAAGCAACTCTATTTTGATATCGCCTTACAAGTAGGCGGTTCACACTACCCTGAAGTTGGCGGTGACTTATTACAGAAGTTTGGTGATACAGTTGCTAAAGAGTGTGCCAAGATTGCTAGAGAGAATAGCGATATGACTACTGCTAAAGCAATCGAACTACGTTTTGGAATTATAAAAGATGGCGTATAACTTTGAACTATCAATCACAGCAACAGTTACCGGCAAAGTGGCCGAAGACATTGTGCGCACAGTTGTAGAACAACAAACTGGTCGTAAGATTCAGTATATCGAAGCAAGACTATCAAATGGCTCATTTGATGGCTACATAATTAACTTTGTACCAGAGAAAACATCTGGCAAGTCAAAGTCGACCAAACCTGATTTTGTAGAGGACAACTATCACCTATGAGTAATGATACCGCTAAATTCATAAACAGCCGCCGCCGTCATAAGACTGACGTTGCGATTGCCCGTCAAGTAAAGATTGCCAAGTCGCATCATACTCATGATCACCGTATTGACCGTCAGCCACACAGACTAGCAAAACATCACGCTATGGACTGCGGCAACCCTGGTTGCTATTTGTGTGGCAACCCACGTAAGACACACGGCAAAGACCGCCTTACCGTACAAGAGAAACGCTTCTTTCAAGACCTGGAATCCAAACGTGACCGTCACAGTAATGGATTATCTGACCAAGAATAATTCCATTTTTGCTTGACCTAAACTAGCTCCTGTTGTATACTAACACTATCAACAGGAGCTTTTTAATGATTCAATTAGTCGGACTAACACATCGTCAAGTAGAGCTACTTGATGTATTGTGGGATTTGGATTCAGCGGAAGAAGTTCAAAATTTTATATCAGAATTGAGTGATAGAGACCAACAAGAATGTCAAACTCTTATGGAGTTACTCAGACTAGAGTTGTTGGATCAATCTATCAATCTATTGATGTCATTCAAAGAAGCAAACAAAGTTATCAGTAAATTTACTTTAGGAAAATAAATGTCAATAGTTACCGTATATCCAGTTTTGGAAATTCTCAAAGAAGAGGATTCAAAATCAGCGAATCAACGTTTTCAAACTCGTGTTACGGTAGAACTACACCGACAAATTGTAACAGTAGAGTTTGTGAAAAAAGACGGCACACTTCGTACTATGCGTTGTACCTTAAGCGCAAATGGTATTCCTGCGGCAGAGCAAGAAAAGATCATGGAAAACGCTGATCGTAATGCCGAGAAGCCGCGTAAAGTAAATCCTGAAGTTCGCTCTGTCTATGATGTAGAAGCAGGCGCTTGGAAATCATTCCGTTGGGATTCAGTAAAATCAGTAACTTATAACGATGAGGTAATGTAATGTCAGTTTATTGGATCAACCGCTTGAATGAAAGCGACAGCCGACTTCACAAAGAAGCAGTCTTACAAGATGCGCTTAACATGGCCACTCTTGGCAACACTGATGCTGATAACTTCTTGACCCTATCTAACTATGCTTACAATCCATTTATTACATTTGGCTACAAGCAAGTAGAACCTACTGTTGGCATCACCGGTGCTGAAAACCCATGGTCAGACTTTGACACCTTACTATCTCGCTTGCGTGTTCGTGCCCTAAGTGGTCATGCCGC